AAGGAACATTCAGTAAAAAGTGGATTAGGAGTTATTCTAGCATATAGATTACCTGATGAGGAAAAATATCATATCGTATGCCCTTTAACTTCAATTCCAAGTGTAGCAGGAACAAGAAATACTATTGATTACTCAACTACAAGTAACAACTCTATTACTAAAATTGCTGCAAAGAAAACTACAAATGATGTTGAAATTAGTTTCCCATATAATGCAGATACAGTTGCAATTATGGATACAATTTCAGACCAAGTATTAAACTATGCTATCATTGACCTAGAAACAGGTTTAGGATGGAAGTTTATGGCAGAGGCAACATATAGAATGAATGATGTAAACCCTGATGAAGCATTAGAGGGAACATTACAATTAACAGTATCAGAAGTTGAAGATAAAGCTAGTGATGATATGTTATCAGTTTATATGGATACAATTACATTTGAAAGTGCTATTGATGATAGATATACAATTACTACATCTGATTCATTAGTAATTAATGTAACAACTGATCCTGCTACTGCAACCATTACAGCAACAAGTTCATTAAATACAATTACTGCAACAGTAGCTAATGGTAAAGTAACTATTGCAGGTAGTGCTGTTGGAACAGGATATGTAACAATTAATGCAACTGCAACAGGATATGCTTCTAATAGTAGAAAGATATATATTGTTGTAAAATAATAAATAATAATATTAATTAATAAGGAGATAATAAAATGACACCATTTTTAGAAAATAAGAAAGGCGATAGATTTGAAATAATCGCTACAATGAAAGACAAAAAAGCCTATGAAAAGGATTTGCAAAACGAAGTAAGAAAACAACTACTTCAAAAATTATCTAAAGAAGAAATTGAACAAATTAGAAAGGCTAATACTCTTTCTAAAGAAGAAGCAGAAAAAATTGTTTCTGAATTATTAAGTGAGAAAGCCGTTAATATTGATGAACTAGAAATATCTAGCCAAGTTAATAGAACTTATATTAAGAAATTAATCTTAAATAATAATGATGAGGCAGATGTTGATGGTTTAGTCAATGAATTAGATGAGAGATTTGGAGAAGAGCAAGTTGATGAAAGATTTGCAAAGATTCTAAACAAAGTTTTTACACAACTTGGCACAGTTTCTTACGAGGCTATGCCAACTTGGGGAATAGAGGATTAGAGGAACAAGAGAAGAAAGAACTAACCGCCGTAGAATATGCGGTTAGTTTAATTTTCTTTATAGACCGAAAAATTGATGCCGAGTATTACGAATTATTATCAAAAGCCATTGAATATGGTATGAAGCCAAATGAGTTTTGGAATGATGATATACAAAACTTTTATTGCTATCAAGTAGCTTATATAAATAAGACTTATGATAACGCTTATACCATTGGTTATTATAATTATATTGCATTTACATCTACAATGGCTGGTATGTTTGCAAAAAAAGGCGAGAAAGCACCTGAATACCCAAGAACGAATATTTATAACCCTTTAAATGAAAAGTGCCTAGAAAAGCCTACAAATGAGTTTAAAGGGCATAATAGCAAAGGGTTGAAGAAATTATTTCATATAAAAAGATTTATAGATAAAGAAAAAGAGGTGAAATAATGGCTGATTATCAAGTTGGTAACATAGAACTTGTATTAAAAACATTTTCTAGTGATACCATAGCACAATTAGATACAATTACAAAATCCATTAAGGCATTGAGATTACAATTAAATAAGATCAATAACATGGATTTTAGAAAACTTTATAATAGTTTTAGTTCATTAACAAGAATTATTACACCTTTTGTTGATAAATTAACACAAGCAGCACCTGCATTATCTGCGTTTGCTACATCTATTCAACTTACAGGAGCATATAAATCACTTACATATAGTGAGAATAAATTAAGTCAAATTGAGAGTAGAAGTAAATCAATTAGAGTTGAGAGCGAAAGAATTAAAGATAATACTAGAGAAACAAGATTTGGTTTAGGAAAAATATTTGCAAATCTTGGAACATTATATTTAGTATTTAATTATAGTAAGAGAATAGGTAGAGCATTTGCAAATGTAATATCAAGTGCTATTGATTTTGAAGAAACATTAAACAAATTCCAGGTATCATTTGGAAAGTTTAGTGCAGAGGCAACAACTTATGTAAATAGAATGACATACGCATTTAATACTTCAAGTGAAGCTATTATGAATTACATGGCAACATTTAATAATATGCTTTCAAGTTTAGGAAGTATTGGTGGTGCAGAATCATACGCATTAACAAAAACCTTAACACAATTAGGAATTGACTATGCTTCATTATTTAATGTATCCGTTGATAAAGCAATGCAACAATTCCAATCAGTATTAAGTGGACAAATAAGACAGATAAGAACTACATCAGGTATTGATGTATCCGAAACTACAATTTATGGATTATATCAAAGTCTTGGTGGATCAAAAACTATGAGGCAGTTATCTCAATTAGAGAAGAGATTGTTAAGAATCTATGCTATTGAGAAGCAAATGTCAGATTTAGGAGCAGTTGGTTATGTAAATCCTGAAACAGGAGAAATCTTGGGAGATTACGAAAAAACAATTAACTCCGCTGCAAATATGGCAAAACAATTATCAACTGTTACTGCCGAATGGAGCAAGTATTTAGGACAAATCCTAGTTACTTATGTTAAACCTTTATTAACTTATGGTTTAGCATTTATGATAACATTAAGAGAGATTACCAAATCATTTGCTATACTTAATAATTATGTAGCCGAAGAATTTAACCAAAATGCTATGGTTAGTCTATTTGGTGATGCAACTGAAGCTATTGAGGAAACTCAAAATGCTCTAAATGGATTATTGAGTTTTGATAAGTTTGAGGCATTATCTGCTAATAAATCTGTTACTGATGATTTAAGTAATATATTAAATGCTATTGTTAATTATGAGAGTGGTTTAGACAAAGTATCAAGTAATGCAACAAAAATAGCAGAAAAGATACTTAAATGGTTAGGATTTACACAACAAGTTGTAGAAACAACTGATGCTTATGGAAACACTATTCAAGATGTCATTTGGAAGTTAGATAGTGGATTTACAAGACTAGATGCAATAAGATTAGCACTTGAATCAATTTTTGCTTTAGTAATGGTTAAATTAGGAACTAAATTGATTTTAGGTGTTAGAACATTGGTTATTCAAATGACTGCACTTAATACTAATTTAACATTTACAAGTTTAATACTTAAAACAATATCAACTATCGGTATTGTTGCAGGTATTGTAATGATTATTGAGGGATTAAGAAAAGGTAATAAAGCCCTTATAATTACAGGTAGTGTATTAACAACTATATTAGGAACATTAAAACTAATAATGGCTCTAAATATAGGAAGTAAAATGGCTGTATCATTTGCACTAGCCGTTGAGAAATTAACAATGCGATTAACTGTTTTACAAAGCACATTAGTCGGTGTTGGAATAGGAATGGTTGGTATATCCGCAGCAGCGATTATCTTTACTCAAATGGATCAATGGTCTGCTAAAACAAAAGTAGTAATTGGTGTATTAACAACATTAATAGCTAGTTTAACCGCTGCTTCAGTTGCATGGCTTACTTATCATGGAGCAATGACATTAGGTGCAGCCGTTCCAATTATAATAGGTGCTACCGCTGCTGGTGCAGCAGGAATTACCGCACTTATAAAAGGTGCTAAACAATTTGCCGAAGGTGGAGTTCCAAAAGAAGGCTCACTATTTATAGCAAATGAAAGAGGACCAGAACTTGTAGGAAATATAGGAGGACAAAGTGCAGTTGCCAATAATGATATGATAGTAAGTGCTATTGAGAACGCTGCTTATCGTGGAATGGTTAAAGCTATAAACATTCAAAAAGGCAACAAAGATACTGTTGAATTTTCATTTAGTGGTGCTACCGATGGTGCTATCGCAAGAGCATTGGCAACACCTATGATTAATGAATTAAGAAGGCAGGGTTATAAAGTTGAAAAAATATAATAGTATTTTTCAAATAAATATATTATAATTAAAATGTAAATACAAAAAAGAAAAGAGGAATGATTATGCCTTATTATGCAACAAAGAATCAAATCACAAAAGAAATTAGTGTTTATCAAGTTGATGAGTATGAGAGATTAGGTTGGACAATATCACATTCTGCTGATACACCACATAATCCCTATATTTATAGTGAGGTTACCGAGAATAGACTAGAGCCTATTGAAATTAATGGTGAACAGTTTGTCGGATATTCCTCTTTTTATTGTATAAACACAAAGACTTATGTCCAAGAGCCTGAAAGAACATTAGATGGATCAATACCAAATATTGAGGATTATGAAACATTTTTAGTCCCAAGAGTTAAAATATCTTTTTCATATATGACAATAGATGATTTTAGAAGATTTTTAAGAGCTATTACACCAAATGAATTTAATGTAAAATATTATGATTATGAGATAGATCAAATTGTTACACACAAAATGTATATTGAGCCAAGAGAAATGGCAGAGATATATAATCGTGGATTTGAAATATTAGCAACAACAGGACTTGAAATATCATTGATAGGAACTTTAAATGATACTAATTATTTAACTACTACATATTATGATAATGTTAAATATAGTGATATTAGTTCAGGTGGAGAAAATGCTTATATACCATTTTTTACAAAAGATAAATTAACTTATGGAATGTATGATTCTATATTAAATGGTAAAAATTATAATCATCATAAAACTAGCAGTGATACTAACACTTATACATTTAAGTATTGGACTACTAATGCAGATGGAACAGGAAGTAAATATTATAGCAATGAAACTTATAGAGCAGTAGGTAATTTAGTCTTATATGCTCAATGGGATGTAGTGCAAGAAGAGTAAGGGTGATATTATGGCAATTAAAGTAGAAATAGAATTTACTATTGATAATCAACCTTTAATCAAAGAATATACAAGTGATAGCATTAGTGAATTGATAGCAGGTAATCAAATAAGTAGTGATAATTCAATACCTTCATTTTCAGTTATAGGTCAATATGGAAGCATAAAGATTCAAGATAAAGATAGATTAATAGAAAAGAAGTATAATGAGGGATTACTAGAAAATACTGCTCTTATTAAGATATATATAAATGATAATCTGTTTAGACAATATTATGGTGATAATATTACTTATGAGGCAAAAGACCATAAGTTTAATATTACATTTAAAGAGGAATCATACTATAAATTAAAAGATATTATGATACCTAAAAACTTTTATCAAGCTAATGTTAGTGCATGGACATTGTTTTATAGATTATTTAATTATTCAGGTTTAGCTTCTTATGTTATGGATACTAATACTTACTTAAGATTAAATTCAATTATAATTAAGAATTATTATTTTGAGGGCGGAAGTTTGCTTGAAACATTAAATAAGTTTTGCAATTTAACAATGACTTGTGTTGTAATTAAATACAATGAAATGGAGGTTATAGATTATGTCTAAAAAAATAATTATTCCTTATGGAAAATGCTTGTCTATTACTCCTAATATTAATGGTATAAAGAAAATAAATAAAGTTATATATAATGATAAAGCATTTAAAACAGATGTAGATTTGGCTTTTACATTTGAGTTTAATCCATTTATATTTACTTATGATAATAATGGAAATGTTGCAACTATTACAAATGATCCAAACTTTCCAAATAGCAAATATATTGTTAAGATTGAAGAAGAGGATTGGTCTAGTTCTCAATCAAATCCTAGAATATATAATGAAATTTATGTAAAAGTTGATATAACTGATTATGTAATGCAATATAGTGATTTGGCTTATGCTTATTTTGAAGATAGTGTTACAATGTATGAAAGAGTTATTAATAGTGGCAATGTTTTTACAGTTAGTAATCAAGAAAGAAAATATGTTAATCATACACAATACCCTGTAACTGCTGGTGCTATTGATGAATTTAGAACTCAAATTGTTTCAGGTAGATATTATATAACATTTAATTGCTTTAGAGATTATAAAGATTTAACGAATAATACCGAAACATATTATTTACATGCTTTTAGATTTTATACAAAAAAGCCAAGTTATATTGATGATGAAAAAAATGTAAATGTTTCTTCAGAAGGAACAACACATAGCATTAATGATAATGAGTTTATGGATAAAGAAACTACTTATAGTGGTATAGATATTAACTTATATAATTCTAATAAAATATTAAATTATTATAAAAATGTTAGGCAAACAATAGATGCTAAAATAATTTTAGCAGATTATTATGATGAAGATAATAATTTAGTCATTAATAAAACTAATGGTGATATAATAGATATAGGAGATATAGTAAGATTTGTTGATAACAAAAACGGATTGTATGCTAATAAATCATTCCAGGTAACAAGTAGTGAATTTGTTTATAGTGGAGTTCCTGCAATAAATATTAAAGCTAAAGAGTTCCTAGATACAAGAAGTTTTACTGTTAATCTTACTAATCCTGATTATATGACAGTTGAATATTCTTATGTGGATGTAAGTGGTAATACAAGAACAGGAAACATTACTCAAACTACAACATTTACAGATATAGGATTAAATCAAACTATAACTATAACTGCCACACCATTAACTAATACAGATGAATATAGTTATACTGTTGATAATCAGGGCGGAACTTATAATCAAAATGTTAGTGTAATTTCAATTACGGCTACAAGAACAATAAATACATATACAGTAATAGTTGGTGCTAAATATCAAAATGATGTTTTAGATTCTCAAACACTATTAAACATTCCTTATGGAACAAGAGTTTATTCTTCTGATTATTACAATGCAGATACTTTTACAACAGTTGAAGCATATTATTCAGGGAAAACAACCAATAGTGTAAGAGTTACAGGAAATACATCAGTATATACAGTTTATAGCACAATGACACCAAGAACATACGCATATACAATTATTGCAAGTTATGGTGGAAATGAAATAGCTGATTATAGTAGTAGTGCTGCTTATGGAACTACTATTAATATATTAAATATATTTGGACAAACTTACGAAACAAGTTCCTATGTTTATTCTGGTAGAACAGGTGATGAAACTATTACAATTACAAGTGAGGGACAAGAGGCTTATGTAGAATATTCTATAAGAAAACCAAAAGGATATTTTACAATAAGCAATACAACTGTTAATAGAGATGTTAATACTAATTTAGTAAATAATAGTTTATTTAATGATTATTATGGATCAATTCAATTTACAGGTATAGTTAGATATACTTTATCAAACGGAACTATCGGATATATCGTAGGCTCATCAGGAGGTAATGGAACAATTACATTAAATTACAATAGTTATTATCATGGATGGGTAATAATGGCTTTTGATGTTGAGTATGATGAAGATGATTATAGTGCAGGTGTTGCGATACTAAAAATTGATTCTAATGGTGCAAGTGTTTCGTGGGTTGGAACAAGCTCTGCATATAATGTATATACAGTTAATAGTTTATATGTAGGTGCAACCGAAATTAAAGCGGTATAAGGGGAGTGAAAAAATATGAATTATGTTAATTTAACAGGTCAAGACATTAAATTGCTATTGCCTTATGAAAAATACCTGGAATTACCAAGAGATGAAAAATATATAACTTATACATTTACAGAACTTACAACAATAGATGATAGTGGAGTAATAACAACAAATAGAACATATAAGTTTAATAATATACCTGAAATAAAAACTGATACTATATATATAGTTGATAGTATAGTAAAAAGATATTATATGTATAGAACAGATTTTGCTGTTGTTAATAATAGAATCCTAGATGAAAATAACAAATATCTATTTGATAATGGTATAAGATTTGATAAATAAAAAGGGGTGATAAAATGGCTTGTTTAAAAAGTTTTCAAATCAATATTATAAAAGGTGATTCAGTTCAAAAAAATGTAGTTCTTGTAAATATAAATAAAGACCTTATTGATAGCATTTATTTATCATGCAATGAATTGAACATATCAAAGGAATTGACATATAATTCTGAAACGAAAAAATATGAGTTTTATTTATCACCACAAGAAACTGCACAATTTAATGTAGGTCAATCTGATTATGATATTACTATTAAATTTGTAGATAATAATATTAAAACTGTTGTATATAAATCCACTATCTATGTATATCCTAAAACAAATGTTGTGGAGGGGATAAACAATGAATAATTGTGTGCAAGAAAGAGATTTAATTATTAAGTTTGAAGAAGATGATCCAGAAGTTGTAAACATTGAGAGTGATGATATTGATGTTGGAATGGATAGTGATATTAATATTACACCACCTGTTGAGCATAGTGAGTTATTAGGGCTTGATTATGAAGATGCAGGTCATACAGGGTTTACACCTTCAAGATTAAACTTACTAGCTAATGTTAGCCCTAGTGTTAGCAATGAGAGATTAAATGTTTTAGTCAATGTTGATAATGTAGCTAGTAAGATGACATTAAGTGATTTACAAAAAAGGATAATTAGAAGTGTAGATGGGGAAATGCCTGAAGATTTACAAGTAGGTCAATATATATTAGAAAAAGTAGAGGAGGATGAATAAAATGGCTGAAAATAGAAGATTAAAAGAGCAATTAGCGAATGATACACAAGAAGTAATACATCTTGAAACAAATGCTGATATGGTTATTGAAACAACTAATAATAAGGTAATGACCGCAGCAGAAAGAACAAAATTAAGTGGTATTGAGGCAGGAGCAGAAGTAAACACTATTGAATCTATTTCTGTTAATGGTGGAACACCTGTTACACCTGATGCAAATAAAAATGTAGATTTAACAATATTAACAGTTGCAGGTGTTAAATTGACTTATAATGCTTCAACTGGAGTTGTATCTTTATTAGATGCAAATGATACTGTTTTATCAAGCGTAGATTTACCACTAGAATTATTAATTGAAAGTGGATATTATGATTCAACTAATAAAAATATAGTATTAGTATTAGCTAATAATACACCACAAACACCAAGCGTTATTACAATTCCTGTTGGTGATTTAGTTGATGAATATGTTGGTGATAATACAAATATTGAGGTAGCAGTTGTAAACAATGAAAATGTTATTAGATTAACAACAGCATTTTTAAATAGAATTGCTGCTATTGAAACAAAAAATACAAATCAAGACACAGCAATAGATAATATTGTAAACGGAACTACTAAAGTAGGTGCTGCAAGTGAGGCAGATGAATTAGCTACTGCTAGAACTATTGCAGTAAGTGGAGATGCAAGTGGTAGTGCTTCATTTGATGGTAGCCAAGATATAACTGTTAGCTTAAGTTTAGCAAATGTAGGAACAGCAGGGACTTATTCAGTAGTCCAAACTGATGCCAAAGGTAGAGTTATAGCTGGTGGAAAACTTATTGAATTTGGAACAACAGGACAAACTACACCAAGTGCAGATTTAGCCGTTGGTGGAATATTCTTTGAGAAAATATCTTAATTAGAGGAGGTCTTACAATATGAGTTATAGACCAAAAGTTAAAACTGATACAAGTGGCAACACACAAGATTTTGGGTTAGATGCTGATACAGTAGATGGAAAGCATGCATCTGATTTACAAGATAAATTAGTTAGCGGAACAAATATCAAAACTATCAATGGTAATAGTGTTTTAGGTAGTGGTAATTTAAGTATTACTGCTGATGATCTAAAAGCAAGATACCATCTAGGTGCATTTGATACTGTAAATGGTAATACTATCACTAGACAAACAGGATATGCAACATCAAAAGATTTTGGATATAATAGTTCATTAAATGCTTATGTATATATTTCAAAAGGATATAGTTCCAATAGTGAAAATGTAAAAGCGAATATATCATTACCATATTCGTATAATTGGAGTGGTGATAGTAGTCATTGGTATTATGAAAGTAATAATTATGTTTTCATTGTAATTGCAAGTGATTTACAAGATGTTTATATTCAATACAAACTAGCAACTTCATATACTGAAAAAGTAATAGAAGGGCAACCTTTAAACACACTAGACCAAGCAGGAAGTAATTGGTTAAAGGATGAATGGAATAAAGGATTGAATTTATTTAGTGCAGGTAGCCAAACAGTAGTAGCCAACAATGAAACATACAAGAGAAATCAAGTTGAAATATATTTAAAACAAGGAACTTACACATTATCTTCAACATATAGTGGAACATATCACGAGGTAAATGTAAGAGAGTTAGACAATACAGTAATAGCACAAGACTTTGGTAGTGGCAACCCAATTACATTTACAATTACAAGTGATGAAACTTATTCAATTTGGTTCTTTGCAAGTGGAGAGACTGCTACAACAAGCACAACAACTTATTCAAACATTATGTTAAACGAAGGAGACCACGCTTATCCTTATCAAGAGTATAATGGAGATATTATCCATGAAGCAAGTAAATTATTTGTTAAAGGTCAAGAATCAAAAACATCTTCTGTTCCTTCTGGTGATTATAATATGTCTTTCCTATTAGAAAATACATACATTGGCTCTTTTCACGATAGCACTGATGGTTGGCAAAATTTGATTAATATTAGACATCGTAACGGTCAAGATGATGGAAATGTATATGGTATGCAAATGAGAGTTCCAATGACAGGTAATAGTGATTTAAGTTTATATTATAGAAAAGAAAATAATGGAACTTGGTCAAGTTGGAAAAGAATCGCAACAGCAGATGATTTAGGCTCATATTTACCTCTTGCTGGGGGAACTCTAACTGGAACTTTAACTGGTAATACTGGTTATGGTTTAAAAGTTCGTTCATCAAATACAGGCTCTTGGAAAGAAGGATTACGAATTTACCAAGCATCTAATAATTACGCAGTTTTGGCTTTAACTGATAATGATAATTGTGATTTCGTTACTGCTTTAGTTCAAAATTCTGCAAATAATTTATCATACCTTGAAAGAAAAAACTCTAATGGACAGTTTATAATGAATATTCCTAATAAAACAGGAACTATTGCTATGACAAGTGATATACCTTCATTATCAGGATATGCAACAGAAACTTGGGTTGGAACTTATTATTTACCTCTATCAGGAGGAAGCATAAAAGGTAAACTTTATATTAATCCTTCTTATGATACAACACAAGACTCTTATAACGAAGGAATTAGAATAAATAAAGCATCTAATGGTTGGGCAGAAGTATTGCTTGGAGGAGATGCTGATTCAACGATAGGAACTGGAACAGGGGTTTGGGCTATTGCTCGAAGAGGTGCTGCTGGTTCTATTACAGGTGCTGCTGGAGATTTAACTATTGAACATAACGGCTCACAGGGTGGAGGATTAACATTATATGCTGATGGTAGTAAACCTAGATGGAATAATAATACTCTTGCCTATACAAGTGATATTAAAACAAAAGATTCTGATTTAACAAATGATAGATATGTTAGATTTGATACTAATGCACAGGGATTAAATTCAACTCAAAAATCAAATGCTAGAACTAATATTGGAGCAGGAACATCTAACTTTAGTGGTGCTTATAATGATTTAAGTGGTAAACCAACAAATTTAGTTTATACTCAACAGGGTAATGATATGATATTTAGAACAAATGAAATATCATTCGTTCCTTCTGGTTATAATGATATATTATATATTAATTATAGAACAGTTGGTGATAGCACAAATGGAAATATAACAGACTATTACTTCTGTAATGGTGGTGGAACTATTTTAAAGAAGCTATCAGAACTAGCACAATTAACTCTTCTATGGGAAGGTAGCACCACAGGAAATATAACAGGACTTGATACTTCATATTCATTATATTTAGTTTCTACATATTGGGGAGTGTATGTTGTTAAACAAGGAAGAGATACTTATATTACAGCGAAGAGTTATTTAGTAACTGGTGAATTAGATTTACAATGTTTACAATTATCTTTAAGTTCTAGTGGAACTTTATCCTGGTCTGGTAGAAGAGCTGAAGTATATTCCAATGGTGTATCTGGTTTTGATGGTTCAATTAATGGAATATATGCAGTATATGGTCTTAAATAAGGAGGTTTATAATATATGAAGAAAATCAAAATATTAGGACAATTTGATTATCAAACATTTCCTGAAACTGATGATATGATTGAAGTTGATGAAAATGTATTATCGGAAATAGGAAAAACAAAATGCTTTGATACTATTAATAAAGCTGTTATTGATTATGATAACTCAAAGAATATTAGAAAAGAAGAATTACAAAGGCAAATTAATCATTATAAATCTCTATTAACTGAATCAGACTATCGTGCTATAAAGTATGCAGAGGGGTTATATACTGAAGAAGAGTATGCACCATATAAAGCACAAAGACAAGAATATAGAGATGAGATTAATAGATTAGAAAAGGAATTAGGTGAATAAAATGTTAAAGAATGACAGAAACCCATTTTTAGTAATGATAATTACATCATGGGTATTATTAATAATTGCAATGATACTAAAGCTATTTGGAGCTGATTGATTTATTGCAGGAAGTGAGAATAAAACCTTTATTAGGCTATGCAACTTTATAGATTCACATTTTGCAGTTCAATGTATAGTATTTGCTTTATTTAATATATTTACAACAAGTATATATTTTATGGCAATACTTAAAGAAACAAGACCACATTTAGTGTGGTTTCTCATTTTGATAGTTTATGCAAGTGTAAAGGTGGTATTTTATAACAAAGTGGTATTCTTCATTTTAGATATAATTCTAATGGTGGTATTACCACTTATATTAAAACCAAAATATTGGATAGCAATTTTAGTTGGCTTTGTTTTAAACTTCGGTTTCCAATTAATATCAATGGCTACTAAAATGAATAATTATAAGATGTTTGATGAAAATACTCTTGTAGGTATTATATTAAACATAGATTATATATTAATGCTTACTTTATTTTGGTTATATAGAATAAAGCCTAATAAAAAGGAGGTGTCTAATAATGGGTAGAATGGGATTATTATTTTTCGGAGAAAAGGATAGAATCATCATTGATGAAATAGCAAAGATGCATAATCTTCCAAAAGAAGTAGTTGAAAAACATTATGTAAAAATGCTAGAGGAAGTTAAAAATGATGTTCAAGTTAAAACTCAAGATTAAGTTTTTATTCTATCATTTGTTAGGGTTTCTTACAGTAGGAATAATATTATGTATAGCATATTTATTTGATAAACTATTTGAAACTTTAACAGTAATGCTATTGTTTTATATATACAGAAGTATGTTTACAAAGCAATGGCACTCCAAATCGCTTTACTTATGTAGTTTTATATCAATAATAGTATTTTCACTTTTGATCCAACTTGAATTAAAGTTCAGTGCATCTATTATATTTTCAATTATTCTAACATTTATGATGACTTTTATATCTTATAATATTAGAGATTATTTAGATAATAAAATTATAATTAAAAATTATGAAAATAGATTAATAAATATTCCTAATAAATGTATTGAGAATTTAAGCGAAGATGAAATGGTAAAGTTATTGCCTGATGTTAGAGAAGATATAATACATATTGTATATGGATATTTACATAGAGAGGGTGTAACCTCTATTGGTTATGCTATGGGCTGTGGTATAAGTGAGGCAACATTATTTAGATATGTTAAACAAGTAAAGAGCAAATATGAAAGTTTAGGACAGTAAAAATCCTAAACTTTTTTTATTTTTGATAGTCTTTGATAGAAATAAACATATAAAATGGCATCAAGAAAAGGAGTGATGACTATGGCAATTAATTATCCTTATGGTATGCCCTATCAACCATTTATGCCACAACCAAATCAAAATCAAGCTCAACAATATAACAATATGAATAATGTAAATAATATGAATAATATGGGGAACATGAATAATATGATGTATCAACAACCTCAACCACAAACTTCATATCTTCCATTAACATTTACAAGCGGTGTAGTAGGAGCAAAATCTTTTATAGTTGCACCAAATCAAACTGTATATTTGAGAGATAGTGATGAGAATAGCAATTTGTTATTTGAAAAGAGTGCAGATGCAAATGGTAAATATACACTTAAAGCATATCGTTTAACACAAGTAGAATTAGATAATTCAGGTAATCCAATGGATGAAATCAAAAAGCAAGATGTAATTACTAAAACTGATTTAGAAGAATTTGCCACTAAAAAGGAATTAATCAATTTACAAAAGGCTTTTGAGAAAGAAGTGAATAATTTATCATACTTGATTTTAAAAAGCCCTAAAATGCCAATAAACGAGGGTGTAGTAAAGGATCGTGATAAAGATGATGAATAATCAAAATGGAAATAATATTATGCAAATGATTATGAGTGGTATGAATCCACAAATGATTATGCAGCAAATCATGAGAACAAATCCACAAGCACAGGTTATTCTTAACCAAATGTATCAAAGTGGAATGACACCTCAACAATATGTCATGCAATTAGCTAAACAAAATAATGTTAATCTAAATCCTATGTTTAATATGTTAAGACAAAGAGGATATAAATTATAGTAATATTATTATTTACTTATTCTAGGCATAGTAGATATTAATATAAATAATTAATTTAGAAAGAGGTGAAAATTATATGGCTTATGTAGAAGGAGAAATGCCAATTTCTTATGGTTACAACAATGGTTGGGGTAATGGAGATTTTGGAGGTATCTGGGGACTTCTTGCAATCGCAATTATTTTTGGTGGATTCGGAGGTAATGGTTTCGGTTGGGGAAACAATGGTAATGGATACCAACAAACTGCAAATGTTGAATCTTCTATCCATAGTGCATTAGATACACTACAAATCACAAATAAGTTAGATGGAATTACAACTGACTTAAATACAGATTTTGGAAATGTAATTAATGCAATTACAACTAATGGATACGAAAATCGTTTAGCAATGAATGATTTAGGATTTAATATGCAAAACTGTTGCTGCCAAACTAGAGAAACTATCAATGCAGTAGGAAATACTTTAGGAGCTCAAATGGCAGACTTAAAATATACTATTGCAACTGAAGAATGTGCTACAAGACAAGCAGCAGCAGACAACACTCAAAGAATCATAGACTTTATGACACAAGAGAAGTTAGCTACATTAACTGCTGAAAATGTTGCATTAAGAGGAGAATTATCTCAAAATGCTCAAACAAATACTATTGTTAATGCGTTAAGAACTCCAAACCCTGTTCCTGCTTATGTAGTTAGCAATCCTTATGGATGTGGATGCAATGGAACAAGCATACAATAATTAAAGAATTATCTTGGGACTAATTATCCTATAACTAGATTAATTATCTATTATATATTTTAAAAGAGGTGTGGGAATTAGTTTTCATACCTCTTATTATTTTAAAGAAAGAGAGTGATAAAATGTTATTATTAGGAACTAAAAACTTTACAACACAAGATGTAATAGCAAATGGTATTCTTAATTTAGGTGCAGTTTATAGAAGATATTGTAAAAGGATCAATGGTGTAAGAACTTTTGATTTTGATGGTAATAATGTCATTTTACAGCAAAGCGGTATCTATCATATAACAGTAACTGCAACAGTTAGTGGTGCTGAAGCAGGTGATGTAACACTTGCGTTATATGAAAATGGAATAGCAATTCCAGGAGTTGTAGCTACTCAAACAATAACTACACCAGATACAGAATTTAGAGATTTAACATTAGATTATTATGTATTAGTTGATAGTGCTTGTGTATTAGGAAATGTAGCAACTGTGCAAAAAGCAATTACACTTGTTAATACAGGTATTGAAGCAACTTATACTAATGTAACTGTTAATGTAGATAAGGTGGTGTAATTTATGCGTAGAGATAGAAGAAGAAGTAGATACTTAATGGATCGTGCCGAAAGAAGAGGTCGAAGAGGTCGTGATAGGAGAATGGATTACACAATGGATTATAGAGGTAGCCGTTCAGAATATGGTAGTAGGAACGATACTCCAAGAAATAGAGATAGACATTATCCTGAAGAACGCTATATGGAATATGAACAACCTAGAGAATATTATGCAAATCGCTATTATGATATGAATTATGATTATCGTAGAGGTAGAGATTATGCTTTAGATGATTATGATGAGGATTATGAAGAAGATTTAGAAAAGTGGACAAAAAAACTTAAAAAAGATGATAGATTTGGTTGGAGCAAAGACCAGGTAATATCAAGAGCAAAAGAAATGGGTGTAAGATTTGAGGAATATGATGAAGAAGAGTTTTATGCTATTTACTTAATGCACATAAGCGATTATCCACAAATTGCTAACGAGCCTAACACATATTTAGCAATGGCAAAGTCTTGGTTAGAAGATAAAGATTTAAACATTGATCCAAGTGAAAAAGTATGTAAATATCTTTATGAAATAGTAATGGCTGATGAGGACTAATTATGTTTGTTTATTATAATGCTAATCCAAAAGGTGAAAACATTGGAGATTGTGTTATAAGGGCAATTAGTTTGGCATTAAATATTAATTATTATGATGTAATAGATATATTATATAAAAATAGCAATTATTTTAACTGCGATATGTTAGTAAGGGATTGTTATGGTAATTTTTTATCAAAACATTTTCCTAAAATAATACCTAACAAAGAAAAGGCAGTTAAAGATGTTGCAAATGATTTTAAAGATAAAACTTTAGTTATTAGAATAGAAAAACATTTAACAACTTCAATTTCTGGAAAAATCTATGATACTTGGGATTGTAGTAATGAAATTGTTGATATGTTTTGGATCATTGATTAAAGCACTGTGTAAAAGCGGTGCTTTTTTCCTTTTTTTTAAAATATTTAAAATAATATATATTTTTTTAAAATAAATGTTATAATTAAAATGTAAATGATATAATGAGAGGGGTGTTTGTATGCAAAGTGAAATTGCAGAAATTAAAAGAACATCTTTTTTTAGTAGGTTACCGAAATGGTTAAGAATTACATTTATCATCTTGTCAATAATCACAATGATATATTGGATTTGTTGGTTATTCTTTCATATTTGGAAAGCAATAGGTAAAGCATTACATTGGATAAGTGATCCAAGAAATTGGTGGATTTATACAAGCGTTGTTTTAATCTTGGCAATAGGTGGATTACTACTAGCTCAATTTTGTAGTGATTTAAAACCATTTACGCACTTATGGAAATATGTAGAACATTTATTTGATATAGCCAAGAAAAAGATAATCAAAACGATTGATTGAAAAGAGGTGTATTGTATGTGTGGGACTTAATTAAGAGGTATTGGGATATATTTGGCGGATTTATAATGGGTATTGCATTGACATTTCTTGCAAAGTTTGAACTAGCCAAAATACAATTAATATATTCGATAATAATATTGATATTAGTATTAATAGGTGTTATGAGAATTTTAAAGAAATCTATCACTGAATCAAGAAAGAAGCCAAAAAAAGAAAGAAAAAGAAAAGTTAAAGTTGTTGATAATTTGGTTGATAATCAAAAACCAATGAAAGCAATAAGTTTAGCAGAAAACCCAACTAAAGAAGGGGAAAAATTAGGAAACTTATTAATAGACACAGCGAAAGGGGTTAAAAAGGTAATGAAAAAAGTCAAAATATTCTTTGATAAGTTTAAAGGATTTATGTTATCAATTCTATTAGGAATTATGACAGCTATTGAAATGGTTGGTGGATACATCAATGATCTATTTAAAGGAAAGTTTACAGTTCATGGAGTAGATATTATTCCTGTTGTAACATTAGTTTGTGCTGTTTTAGTAGGTATAATCTCAAACGGATTCACTAAAGAGCAATGGGTTAAGATTAAAGCTCTATTTGCTAAATCAAGCACAAATGAGTTAGTTCAAGCACAAATCAAGTTAAAGTTGAAAGAAACACAATCACAACTTGCATCTAAAAATAAGGAATTAGATAGTGCAGAAACAGTATTAGGAAATCTTAATTCTGAACTTACTAATCTAAAAAATACTTATAATGCAAAAGTTGAGATGATGAATATGACACCACAACTTGCAACACCTGAAGAGGTGCAACTAGCTTTACAAGCAGTTAATGAAAAAGAGAGTGAGATATTAGCAAAAGAAAATGACATTACTAATATCAATAATACTATAATTAATCTTAATACTATGATTAATAGCTTAAAATCTCAATTACAATAATTTTAGAAAGGAGGAAGAAAATGATGGAAAGACTATTATCCAAAAAAATGGCTCTTGAAACTGAACTTAATAATCTTGTAGTTGATACTGAAGATATTGAAAAGAAAGTTGCAGAATATAGAGAACAACTATATGCTTCTATCAATAAAGAAAATGAAGAAAAAGCTGCAAAGATTAAAGCAAAGTTAGATGTTATCAACGAGTTAATTGATGAGGAAATGGCAGAGGCTGCAAAAGCAGAGGAAACTGTTGAAGATGAAAATGGTAATGTAGTTTTACAAATCAACGAAATTCCTGAAGAGCCAACTGCTGAAGAAGTAACAGCAGAGGAAGAAGAGCCTGTAACTGTTTCTCCTGTATCATCTATATTCAGATAATTGCTTAAAACCTCTCAAAACTAAAATGTAGGACTTTTGAGGGGTTTTTATTTTGCTTTTAATAAACACTTGTCCTTAAATTAAAAAGCCTTTAAAACGCTTGATTTTATAAAATAAAATATGTATAATATTGTTGTAGGTGTTTTTGTCATTCTTTAATTCTATTTTAACACCTCCTTATATTAGAGCGTATCTTTGATGGGTGAGATATGCTCTTTTTAATTATTCTATATTTGTCTTGCTTTTGTCTTGCGTTTGTCTTTTGAGTGTGATATAATAAAAATATAGGTGGAAAGGAGGCAAAAAATGGAAGAGATAAAGAGAATGACAATACCATTAACAGATGAAGAACTTATGGAAAATATTAAAACATTTGTTAAAAAGTATGGGGTTAATCCAGAGTTAAAGGGTTTTCAATATATGTGTGATATGATTTTTCTCATGAAGAAAAAGAAAAAGTATTCAAGAATGGCTATGGAACAATTAGCACCTGAATTAGCCGAGAAATATGGAATTAAGTGGTATTCATTCCAAAGACAATTAAGATATGCAGTTACAATTAAAAATCTTTATGGCGGAAAACTACTACCTGTTGAGCTAATGGATTTGGCTTACAAAAATATTAGTTTGGAAAAAATAGTGGAAAGGAATTAAAAAATGAAAATTACAGAATTAAATATTACACAATTTAGAGGAATATCTGATTTATTCTTTACTAAATTTGGTAAAACAAATGTTTTTTGTGGAAAAAACGGAATTGGTAAATCAACTATAATTGATTGTATTATGTGGATGCTATGTGATGAAACATTTACCTATGGGCTTCAAAATGATAATAATAAAAATAAGCATAATACTAAAGATGTTATTGAGGTTGAAATGAAAGTTGTTGATAATAACAACAACGAGTTTGAATTGAAAAGGACTTATTTTGAAAAGTGGAAAGGTGAAGAATTCCAAAAGATAGAAAACAAGTTTGAAATCAATGGTGCTAAATACACTTCAACAGAGTATCTTGAAAAGATTAGAAATATTATTGGTATTAATACTAATATTAAAACTAAAAAGATTAATATATTAAGATTAATGATGGATACTTCTTATTTAGAAAATATTGATTATAAAATTGCTAGAGATTTTATTGAGGAAATATTAGGTGTTGTAAGTGATACTGATTTAGCTAATGATCCAAAATATGAAATCATTAGAAATGGTTTGCTATCTCAACAAAATAAAGAGGGCAAATTTGATATTGTTAAAACAAAGAGCCTATTCAAGAAAAATCTTGATGGTGCAGATGCAAGTATTGAAGAGATTAAAAATCAAATCAAGAGAGATAAAGCGTTATTAAGTGAATTCCCTGAAGATGAAGCAAATAAAATTGAGGAAGAAAAAACTAAATTATTATCAATGAAAGTTGAAGATAATGAAGAGTATAAAATTAAAACAAAGGAATTAAATGACACTAACACTAAAATTGAAAGTGCATGTAATACTATTGAAACTAATATTAAGGAACTTCAAGAAAAAATTGATGAGTTAATTGTTAAAGGTAATAAGATTCAAAATGATATTACTTTAAATGATAATGAGAAATCACTTGTCAATGAGAAAATTGAGGCTATTAATTTTAGTATTAAAGAATTAGCTAAACAATATAAAGATATTGAAAAAGAAGAGTTTACAGAAGTTAAATGTCCTGAATGTGGTTATGTCCTTAATACTGATAAGAAAAATGCTTTTGAAGATGATAAGAAAAAGAAATTATTAGAGATTAAAAACATTGCTAGTCAGAAAAAAGAGGAAAAGAAACAATTAGATGATAGACTTGCAGTATTAGAAAAAGATACTGCCGATTTAAAAGAAACATTTAATGCAACAGGTAAGGAATATGCTGAAAACTTTAAGCAATTAACTGTATTAAAAAATGATCTAGAAGATAATGAAGAGGTTAAAGCGTTAAAAGAAAAACAAACTAAACTTCAAACCGAAATTAGTAATTTAACAGTTGCGTTTGAAAATACAAAAAACGAAAAAATAAATGAACTAATTGTTAAGGCTAGTGAGTTTGGATCAATCGTTCAATTAAAGAACAATATTGAGCAAAATGAAAAAGAAGTAGAAGAATTAAAGAAGCAAAAAGCACTTGCTGAAATGCAATTACAATGTTTAGAAGATTTTAAACAATTTAAGTTAAAATTAACTAGAGAAAATACAAATAAGATTTTCCCTAACATTGAATTTGAAATGCTTTATGAATCACCAACAACAGGTGTATTAACAGAGTGCTGCTATCCAAAATATAAGGATGTTGAATTTAATGGTTTAAACAATGGTAATAGGTATCCACTTGGAATTGAGGTTATTGAAGATGTTAAGAGAGCATTAAATATAACTGAAGATTTACCTATCCTAATTGATAGAAGAGCAGACCTAGATGAAGATAACTTAAATGCAGTTATTAAATTAACAGATGCTCAAATCTTTACTACATTAGTTACTAATGATACTAATATTAAATTAAATAAAGGAGAATAATCATGGAAAAGAATATTTTTGATGCTTTTATCGAAGAGCAAGAAGAAACAAAAAAGGTTGTTGAAGAAACAAAACCTGAAAAGGTTGAAGAAACTAAAACTGAAGAAGTTGAGGTAGAAATTGTAGAAGATGTTAAACAAGAACAAAAGGCAAAAGTTGAAACAAAAACCGAAAAGCCTAAAAAAGAAAAAAAGGAATCTACAAAAGAAGAAACTACTCCAACTACTACACCTGCAACTACAAAAAAAGGTGGTATGAAAGATTATTTTATTACTGCTATTCAAAATAATATGGATATTGCAGGTAGAACATTTACAACAAAAGATAAAGAGTTTGCCCTAGATATTATTGCTTCAACTGATAAAATGGTTAGAGCTAACGGATATGATTGGAGAGATATTGACTTTAAGGGAAATAAGTTAGATAGTCAAATCCAAAGATGGGCAAAATTAGGTGTTACAAGTGAGGATAAACTTTACATTGATATTAGAGCAAATAAACATACAAATATGCTTGATATTCAAATAAAGCCTCAATATCAAACATTAGAAAAACTTATTAGAATGTATTTTGCTAAAAAGGTTTATAAGTTCTATGAAGATGTAATCTGTATTGGAGATAAATTAAATGTTGATTTTGATTTTGAAACAGGCGATGAGAAAGTTGTTTCGTTTACAAAAAATAATCAAGTTGATAGAAATGTAATGGAAAACATTATAGGTGCATTTAAGATTATTTATTATGTTGATGATGATGGAAGTAAAAAGCAATTAGTAGTTCAAATTGATAAAAATAGAATTATGAGAGCTTACAATGCATCTCCAAGTAAAGAAAAAACTGTATGGAATCAAGATACTAGAAAAATGGTATTAAAAACTGTTACATGGGAAATGTGGAACAATGCAAATGTTAGAGCATTTATGATATTCCCTGATGAGATTATTAGTGATATTGGAATCGTTAATGAAAGTGAAGAAATGGAGTGGAATAAGGAAACTAAACACAAATCCGTTGAAGATGCACAAGACCAGGTAATTGCAGATGTTGCAACAGGAGAAATTATTGATATATGATAGAGGAAAAATGGAAAGATATTGAAGGGTTTGAAGGACTTTATCAAATTAGCACAAAAGGAAGAATAAAAAGTTTCTATTCAAATTCTAATGGTAAAATTCTAAAATTAAAACCTCAAAAGAAGTATTATACAAGTGTTACTTTGGTAAAAAATAAAAAAAAGTATCATTTTCACATTCATAGACTTGTAGCATTGGCATTTATTCCAAATAATGATAAAAAAAAGACTATCATAAACCACAAAGATTGTGATAAACATAATAATTGTGTAGATAATTTAGAATGGTGTGATTATAAATATAATCTTGAATATGCAAAAAAAATGGGGAAATGGAAATATAATAAACCTTACAAATGTAGAACTGTTTATCAATATACATTGGATGGGAAGTTTATATCTAGTTATGAAAGTTGTAAAGATGCAGAAAGAAAAACTAATGTATGTTCAAGAGATATTTTAAGCGTTGCTAACAAAGAGCCGTTTAACAAAAATGGAAATATAAGAAAACAAGCAGGCGGTTTCTTTTGGAGCTTTGTAAAATTATGATAAAAATTATTCCGTATGCAAGTGGTAGTGATGGTAATTTGTATTTGTTGCTAAATGGGGAAAATAAATATTTGATAGAATGTGGAGTCGATAAGAGAAAAATAAGGAGTTTTTTAATGGGCAATGGTCTTATGATAAGTGATCTAAAAGGATGCTTCATAAGTCATGCCCATACTTAACTGACCATTCATTATCTTGTAAGTATGTTAATGAATATATGCCAATATACGCTTGTAATCAAGTTATAAGCAAGTTTTCGTTGGATGGTATAAGATTATCTCATAACAATAAAATAAATGTCGGAAATATGGTTGTAATGCCTTTTAGAGTTGAACATGGAGATACAGATAATTTAGCTTTCATTTTTAAAGATAGTGATTCAATAGTTTTATTTGCAACTGATTTAATGGAATTTACAAGTAATTTATCTAAAATAAAGTTTAATAATATATATATAGAATGTAATTATATGGATGAATTACTAACAGAAGCAATTAATAATGATGAAGATGAAAATATGAAAGTTAAATATATAAGACAATGCAATACTCACATGAGTTTAAAGAACTTAAAAGAGCATTTAAAGTATATGGACTTATCTTGTTGCAAAGAAATAGTTTTACTTCATCCAAGTAAATGGCTTGTTGATAAAAAAACGGCTTGTGTAGAAATTCAAAAAGATTTTAATATTACTACAAAATATGCAGTATAGGGGTGAAGAAATGAAAGATATTGAAAAGATTGACAGAGAATGTTTAGAGTGTAAAAACTCTAGTTGTAGTTATTGCACTTGTTTAGAAGCGTTTAATAGAAAAAGAAAAAACATTTTTAGAAAGATGCAAAATTATGTTTATGATAATTTAAAAAAATATGGAAATGCTTTTATATCAACTGAAACATATAATAAAATAGGCGAAAAGACTATAAAGGAAGATTTAGCTAAAAACAGTTTATGCCTTAATGAGGTTAAACATATTGAGGGTGGCTATATCTTAAAGGTGCAAAGATGTTAAGATTAAGTGATGATAAGAAATATATTTGTTTTGATAAAGAAGATATTAAAAAGATTAAAAAAATATCAGGTCATGCTTTTGTTGAAATTGCAGGACTAAATCATTTTAATCCTAAAGGAGATGCCGTTTTAGGTCTATTCGGTTTTTATAAAAATGATGTTGATAAAAAGTATTTATATCGTGGTGATCTAGCAGAAAAAATAGTTCAAAAGGTTTATTCAAGAACTACTAAAATACAAGTATATGATAAGAAATCTATTAATTATGATAATTTTCAAGATAATAAATATTTTGGTGGTTTAATTGATATTGAATTGCCATTTGATAAAGCCTATGTTGAAGTTAAAAGCAAATCAATGTCGGCTTATGATAGTGTAAATAACTATCCACCTATGGATGAAGTATATCAGGGTTTACTATATTGTGTTTTAGGACATAAAGATAAATTAATTATGGAATGGATATTCTTTGATGAAAAGGCAGAGCAAGAAATATTTAATGGGATGCAGCCTTCTTCATTAAAAGAACTTAAAAAAATAACTAAAGAATATTTGGTTAAAGATTATGAAGAAGATGTAAGAAATAAAATGAAAGAAACATTTAATTACTACTTGAATTGTTATAAAGAATCAAGAGTTCCTGTTAATGATATATCTGAAAGGGTATTAAAGATTTTAGGGTTTGATGTAAAACCTAATCCTTTTGGAGAGTTTTCAGAGGAGGATTTGCCGTTCTAATGATACAAATAATAGAAGATTCTAGACAACAAGCTACAAAGCATGATTTAAAGAATGAATATTTTAACAATAATAATATTAAAGTATTGAGAACAAAATTACCATTTGGAGATTATGCCTTATATGGTGATTTTACTCTTGCCATAGATTCTAAAAAGGACATTATGGAGATAGCAGGAAATCTTACAAAAGACCATGCAAGATTTAAGCGTGAAATAATTGGAGCTAATGATTTTGGAACAGGTATTGTAATCTTAATTGAAGAGGATAAGCAATATACTTTTGATAGCTTAATAACAGATTATAAAATACCAACTTACAAAAATAAAGGTTGGAAAACATTACCTAATGGGAAAAAAACCATTACACATTATGCAGGGCAACCAATGGCTCAATTTAATATTGAAACTGTTGTTAAAATAATGAGAACAATGCAAGAGAGATACGGAGTATTGTTTGAGTTTACCACTAAACAAGATTGTGGTAAAAAAATTATAGATATATTATATAATAATAGAGATTATTATAAAGAATATTTTAATAATAAATTACAAAATAAGAAAGAGGAATAATTATGGCAAAAGAATTAGGAATATTTGTTGGAAAGAAAGTTATGGTATTCGGCTTTAAGAGTGGGATAACCAATTCAGGCAAATATCAATTATTTAATTGGACAGAAAAGGTTAAGGATGCCACAGGAACTTATGTCCCAACACAAAAATACACATTTTTTGTAACTAATGATGAGGAATTAGTTATAAACAATGGACAAGAAGTTGAAATTGTTAGTATAGAAAAAATAACTCCATCATGGAATAGTTATAAAAAGCCAAGTGGAGAACAAGTTAGGGAAAGAATTATTGGTGTAAGTTGTAAGATTAAGTTTGCAGGTCAAGCTCAAAATCAAGAAACAACTAATGATAAAAACACAAAAACTAGCAATGATCCATTTAGTGAAGAAACTAATAATAATTCAGATAATCCGTTTGCAAATATGTCTGATGATGATTTTGATTTTAATTAGTGGTATGCAAAATACCACTTTTTATTTAAAAACTATTTGACATAATGTAAAAAATATATATAATTAAATTATAGGAGGTTTAAATGATATGGCAAGTGTAAATATGATTATTAGATGTAATAAATGTAATAAAGTTTTAGATAAAGAAGAACAGGGTAGTGATTTATGCTATAAATGTATGATTAAGTATAGTGATTATCTATGCAAATATTTTAAATTAATGGGGGTATAAATTATGGATAGATTGACTTTTGAATTAGGGCATATAGGTAGCAAAGAATACGAGCCAAAAACTGTTGATATGCCTATAAATGGTTATATTGCTTGTGAAAACGAATTAGGTCGATTAGAAGATTTATTTGAAAAGTATAATGTTGAAAACATTGAAGAATTAGAAAACGCATTAAAGAAAGCAAAAGCGTTTGATATTATAAAAGAATATAAAGTTGATAGTTGGTTATTAGAAAATTGCGATTATGAAAATTATATTCGCATAAGAAAAGAATGTTTAATAGAGAATAATAAATATACAAATGAAAACGGAAAAATCATAGATGATGTCATTCCTGAAAATGTATTTAATAAATTAAAGGAGATGATAAAATGACACCAGAACAAATAAAAATTATATCTGAAAGTCTAGTAGAAGCCTCAAAACTAGGAACGCAAAATGCTTTAACTTATATTCAAAAAGGTCTTGAAGCATATAAAAAGGTAGAGATACCTATTGTTAGCGAAGATGGTCAGCGTTACTGTGGATTGAAAAAACCTTATGAGGAAGATAAACAAGTTAAAACATTTATAGATTTTATGCTAGTATATCTTGGTGAAGCAATTAAAACTTTAGAAAAGAATGATAAGGAGAACAAAGTGAATGAGTAAAGAATTAAAAAACATGGTTTTTGATTTAAACTGTAAAGTTAGTATTGATTATGGTGATGAAAAAGATTTTACAGCTGCAACAATTATTTTTAAGAATGATAAAGGAAAATATATAATTTTAGACTCAATAGATGATTCGACAGCAGTAGGGGAAGATACAATAAAAGAATTGAGTAATACGGGAAAAATGGCAAGCTCAACAAATAATTTTAATTCTAGTAAAGTGTTATCATCTTTTGATTATATTGTTCGAAACTTTGAAGCAGTTGATGATGTTGTATATATGGATTGTATAGAGCATCTTAACTCTATCAAACAAGCCTTACTAAAAGCACAAGAAACTGAAAAGGAAAATGCTTATATTGAAAAAATACTGCAAGTTATAAAACAAGAGTTTAAACTTGAATTATATGCTATTTGTAAAAGAAGATTGGAGTTATCAACAAATGCAAATAGAGATAATTTAGAGAAAATATTAGAGTGGTTAAAGTAGGAGGCGAATATAGTTGCAAGAAGATAAAACAATATCTATAACACAATTAAAAGGCAATTTAAGGACTATTATAGATTCAAGAAATGTAAGTGGTGCATATATTGATAGTATATTATATAAAAATAGTGATAAAGAGCCTTATGTTAAAGTATCTCATAATGGAAAATTATATTTTGAGGATTTTGGTAAAAACGAAAGTGGTATATATGAGCTTGAAAGTAAAATAACAACTTATAATGATTATGATGGTTGTGATGATACAGGATGCCCAATTATATTAACTTTTGTAAGAAATGAAACATTTATAAGAAAAATAGGAGAATTAAAGAATGACAACTAGAGAGAATTTAAAAACATTTATTGAAACGAGCCATAATGGTAAAATTACAATTCCATTAGAAATGGCTAAAGAAATTTATGAAGATTTAGGAAAAATTAAAAAAGTAAAAAAATATCTAAAAAAATGGTTTGAGCAATTAGGACATGATGGACTAAATACAAAATCAATGGTAAGAAATGATATTCAATACTTATTAAAGGAGTTGAGCGAAGTTGAAGGAGATGGATCAACTATTCAAAAGTTATGAAAAAGAATATAAAAAAGCTAAAAAGAAATTTGTTAAATCTTTAAAAAAAGATAAAGTTATTAAAGATAATAAAATAATATTATTCCAGGAATATCAGTTTTCTGATTTAGAGGTTAAACAGATATTAGAAAAAACCTATCCTGAATATGAGTTTGTTAGTCAAGAGAGAACTAACTTGGATTTAATATTAAATATTCATTTTAAAAGAAAAGAGGTGATTAGCTAATGTGGACAAAAAAGGATGATGAAAAATTAAAAATTGCCATGATTAAAAAATATGGTAATGTTAATTACACCAAACTTGCAAAGGAGTTATCCACCACTAGACAGACAATCTATAATGTAAGAGCTAATTTATTTAATGATAGTGAAAATATGTTAAGAGAATGGTCTAAATCACAGGCTAAATAAGGCGATTTTATTTTTGAGTTGATAAATTATACCCATAAGCAATAAAAACGGCTCAAAAACGCTACAATACAATTTAAAGAAAGGATTTGAGAATAAAATATGATGCAGATTAATGAATTATACCGAATAAGAAAACTAGATGCACTAAATATAGTGATTGAAAAGTTGGTTGATGTTGAAACTGCTAAAACAGGAGAATTTAGAAAAGAATGGCAAATACAGGGTTATTTTTCTAAAGTTGAACATGCAATTAATTATGTCCGAAACGATTATACTTGTGATATAATAGGTAATGAAGATAAGAAAATTAGTATTGTTGAACTACTAGATCAATTAAAGAATACTAAAATTAAAGTAGAAATCGTTGGTGGCAAAAGTGGAAAAGACAGTTAAATTAGTTAAAATATATGATTGTATGGTGATAGCACCAGAACAAGTGATGTTATCTGAAATTGTAAAAAAGATATTACAATATTTTTCAGGTAGTGAGGTTAGCTTTTCAAATTATAATAATAATAGCATTACTATTACATTTGGAGAAGATTATAATGAGGTTGATATAGTCAATGGTAAAGTTGATTATGTAGAAATTAATTCTGATACTGATGAATTGCTTGACCTAGAACAATACTTGAATCTATTAAATTATGCTAAAACAGATGTTGTAAATGATAAATATTAAAATAAAAAGAGGTGGATTGCCTCTTTCTTTTTGTGTGTATGTATAATTTATTATATATACACACTTTTCTTCTTTAGTTATATAGAATTAAGATAGTATATATAAAATATCGTAATATATACTTTGTTGCATTTTTTTGCATAATGAAAAATTTTTCGTAATGGTTATATATCTAAAAACAAAAAA